GACGACTACTGGTGCGCCTTCCTGCTCCAGCTCGACAAGTGGGAGCTGACCGACGACCTGACGAAGCTCGACGACCCCGAACTGTTCAAGAAGGTGAACCGCTCGATAGGCACCACCGTACAGCCCACCTACTACCGCGAGCGACTGCACGAAGCCGCCACGGGCACCGAGGACACCAAGCAGGAGGTGCTGACGAAGGACTTTAATATGTGGCAGGGGTCGAGCGTGGTGGAATGGATCAAGGCTGAACAGATTCGCCCGCTGCAACGCGACATGCGCATCGACCAATGCACAGCCCGCGACGGTTGGGTCATCTTCACCGGCTTGGACTTCAGCCAGGGCGACGACCTCCACACGGCGGCATATCTGGCAGCACGCAAGCACCCAAGCGGGCGCGGCACCGAGTTCTTCGCCGACTACGACGCATGGGTGAAGGAGAGCACCGCCGAGAAGAGTGCCATCCGACCGATGTACGAGCAATGGGAGAAGGACGGGTGGTTGCACTACTCGCCAGGAGCCGTGTTCCAGCCTGCGCTGTTCGTCAACCGACTGGCCGAGCTGCTGGGCAAGGGCTGTCAGTTCATGTATTTCGGCTACGACAAGTATCAGTCGAAAGACCCCATCAACGCGCTGAAAGCCTTCCTCCAGTCGAACATGGGCATCCAAAACCCCGACCCCTACGTGCAAGTGGTGAGCCAGCTCAACTCGGAGTTCAACGCACCGACGGATGACCTCTATGCCACGATGTTCGCTCCCGTGCCATTCATCTCGTACAGCAACTCACCCCTGTGGCCGTGGTGCTTCGGCAATGCCGTGCTGGAAATCGACGGACGTTCTAATAAACGCCCCGTGAAAAGAAGCCAGTCAGATAGCTGTAAGGTGGATTTAGTTCAAAGTATTATAATGGCTCTCGATCTCTATGAGCGATATGAAGGGGCACAGCACTGAGATGTAAGATGTAAGATGGAAGAGGGTTGATGTACGTCGGCTCTCTTCATTCTTTGCAAATTTATCAAGAATTAGCAAGAATTATAAAGAATAAGGAACTATGACAGAACAGGAATTTGACAGCCAGCACACTGTCAAGAATTGAGTAAACCTATGATGGGAATATTGACAGATAATAAAGAACGTTAAAACGAAGGACTATGAGTATTAAACATGATTTTGAAGACATTGACTTTATGAGCATCTGCATTGGCTTCCTGTGGGGTGCCCTTGCATGCTGCCTGATAGCTATGTGCGTCAGCTGTACGAAGACGGAGTATATCACGGTAGAGAAGGTGCGCACAGACACGACGTATATCACGAAGCATCAGCGGGACTCGGTATGGTTGCACGACAGCATCTGGGTGACGCAATACCAGAAAGGTGACACCATTTTCTCGACGTCAATAAAATGGCACACCAAGTACATTGAGAGTATTAAGCACGACACGACCTACGTGGCCACTCACGACACCATCCCGCAGCCTTATCCTGTGATTAAGGAGGTGGAAAAGAAGTTGTCGCGACGCCAGCAGATAGTGATGTCCGTAGGCTCAATGGCCATCATGGCGGCATTGATATGGTTCCTGTGGTGGGCCGTAAAAATTTTACGGCGATACGGAATACTAAAGATATAAACGCCGTGAGGCGTGACGACTACCCGTGATGGGTGTCCACTTTCCTTTTTTTTAAATTAATAATATCAAACTTCGAGCCGATACGGTACGCGTACTTATCACCCGTATCGGCTCTTTTTTTATGCCAGGTGGATGACCATCTGGAACATGAGAAGCACACGGTTTTCCCTTTTGGTAAACCCAAATCCGTTTTTGTTCCGTAAGGTAGGAATAAAAACGCAAATCAATGGCATATTGGACTATAAGTTTCAAGACGAGGACAGGTAGTGATGTCGAAATTTTTATTGCTGGTAAGCCTGGCAATACGAATGAGGCACTGACACCTGCTGCCAATCCGCTCGTCACTCAGGAGGACGGCGACGAAGACCTGTTTGTGCCCGTGAAGACGCAGACGGGATATATCAACGTCATCACCGACAATGTAGGACTAATCCGTAGCATCATTCCCATCACAGGCGGCTCTCGTTCTGTTGCGGTTTATGTAGACCAAGACTTCGTGTGGAAGGGTTACGTGCAGCCGCAGATGCTGTCGTTCGACCTATGGAGTGGCAAGCAAGAGCTGAGCATTCCCATCGAATGCCCGCTGGCTGCATTGCGCCACAAGACGTTCGCGACGAGCGAGAAGTTCCTGACCGTGTCTCAGCTCATGTCTATGCTGATGATCGACTACGACAATGTGGTAGTTCAAGGCACGTTCCCAGCCGTCAGCGGTACGGGTGGCAGTTCGGAGTATGCATCGGCATCATGGTTGGCTAAGAAAATATACACGAGCCTTTTCACCAAGGAAGAAAACACCTACCTCGACGTACTACAGAAGCTGTGCACGTTCTTTGGTTGGACGTGCCGATCAGGCGTTTTCGACGACTTCAGCGTGGTGCAAGATGTAGAATTGACAGCCTATTTCTTACAGAACCGTAACACCGACTATGTAGGCCGTCGCGACCTGTATCTCATTCCGTACAGAAATCTCAGCGATGCTACGGTCTATGGCACGAAGCTGACAGGATTCTACGAGCAGGAAATGCCCACCGCACATCTGGCCGACAATCAGGCGGAGCTGATCATGACGGAAGGCATCAAGACCGCCACCGTGGAGTGTCCAGTCGAGGACTTCAATCTGCGAGTGGATGTGATAGATGATGACTTCAAGCAGGCTCAATGGCAGGAACACAAGACTGAGACCACCACAACCTGCGGCTATCCGACGTACTATTGGGACCAAATAGACGAAACCAATGGTGACTGGCGATTTGACGGCTACAACGTAAACAGGGAAATTTGGAAAGACGGCTCTGAGGACGTGAAGGACTGGGTGTATTACATCAGAGTGAACCGCACGGCTAAGACTGACGAGCAACATACCGTTCCAGGTGAGTCCGGTTCTCCAGAAGTTGACTACTATAAGGTGCTGACGTGGTACGAGGGATTCCTAACCATCACCAAGCAGTCGGCTGTGCAGTTCGAGAAGGGTGGTGTGCTGACCATCAACTTCGGTTTGGGTATTGCCAACTATAAGACGGAAGCCACGGTGCACTTCTATCTGCGCGTCATCGACGGGCAAGACGTATGGAAGTATGACCCCAACACTCAGACATGGGACTCACAAGGAAACAACGTGGAATGCATCACGGAAGAAAACTCGTTCAAGGCCGTCATACCAAAGGAAATGCCTGGCGGCGAAAACATGACTGGACGCTTGCAGATATTCATTTTCCGTGTGGACGACGACCTCTTCATCAATCAGATCACATTCGATTACAAGGTCAAGGAGGGTCAGGCTTTCGACTCAGGCATTACTACCGTCCAGCACAAGGCATCGTCAGACGTTGACTTTTCAAACGATGTCAGCTTCGACAGTGCGCTGTGTGTGAAGGAAGCCCTGCTTGCCAGTGGTGCCAACATTCTACTGAACAGCGACGGCTCACAGTGCGAGGGTGTGGTGGACTCCCCATCGCCATACGCTACACCATACAATCCCTTGCAGCGGTTGGTGGACGAGTGCGCGACAGAGGGCAAGCGCGTTGGCGAGCTGTTGAATATGAACGTGCGAAGTGAGCACTTCACAGACACCGTAAACCCCATCTCCATCTTCGAGGTGGTGGCTCTCGACCACGATATGTACTACCCAGTACGCATCGACCGCAACTGGCGCGATGACGTACTGAAGATGAAACTATTGAAACGCAGATATAACGAGCAATACTGATATGGTCAGCATACAAACAGGCAGTCGCGCTTTCTTTGGCGACATCCCAGGATTCAAGCCACACGACACAGATATGGTGTATATCTGCGAGCGTGGCGAAATGCGTGGATTCCTTCACAAGCGATTCATGAAGAATGCGGCTGGCGACGGCTGTGACTTCTTTATAATTCGCGACACCAAGGATAACTTGATGCAGTGGGAGTTGAAGCATGCCCAGCCGATGAGCCTTGGCCACTATCTGCTACCTGATTTCTGCCGCGAGTTTGGCATCACGATGGACGACCTCGAAACCCTGCGACCATTGCGCGACCGTCTGGACACGATGCACCAATATGTCGGACTAATATATGATGCCTATATAGAGAATGGCAGCATGACGCTGACCGATGAGCAGCGCATGGCGGCATACGAAGAGTATAAACGAGAACGAAAAAATATAAAACAATAGAAACGATGGAGAAAATTTTTGAATGGTTAAGCCTCGCACTTGGAGGTGTAGTAGGATGGGTAGTTGGTAAATTCTCGCCAGCCTTCCCACTGATTATCATCGCTACGCTGTTCGTCTTGTATGACGCTTGGAGTGCCTACGAACTGGACAAACGTGTGCACATCATGTACCCCAAGCAGAAGCGCGACAAGGCAAAGTTTATGTCGTACAAGTTCCGTCAGGTCATCCCGACGCTGATAGAGCGTTTCGTTATCATTATTCTGGCCTACTGCGTCGAGCGTTGGGTGTTCGTCCACATCGACGTGCCCGTCAGCTACATTGCTGCTGGTGTGGTGTGTGCCGAACAGATGCTGTCGATAGCTGAAAACAAAGCGTCATGCCGACTGCCAGGTGATAAACACGCCCGTATTTGGAAGATGTTGGCCAAGGTGCTCATCGATAAGACAGCGAGGCACTTTGATTGTGACCCTTCAATCCTTGAGGACGATTTACAGAAGATTGAGACAGGAACGCGAGACTTGACACCTGAAGGCGACGAAACGCAGACCGCCAAAGATATTGAACCAGTAGAATCGGACGCTTTATGAATACACCAGTAACCATGCATTTTATGATTGAGGAACTATACGCTTCCGATACCGCGAAGCGTCTTGGAATAGATAACAAACCCAGCGTGCAGCAGATAATCAATCTGGTATATCTCACGGCGTATGTCCTGGAGCCGTTGCGCGTGGCGATGAACGAGCCCATCAAGATAGGTTCGGGATTCCGCTGCGAACGATTGAACAAAGCCGTCGGCGGCGTGTATAACAGCCAACACTTGAAGGGGCAGGCCGTCGATCTGTGTATTGACGGCGACTTGGCGAAGGGCAAGAAGTGGTTCAACTATATCAAAGACCACCTGCCTTTTGATCAGTTGATTTGGGAACACAACTCGAAAGGCTCGTACTGGGTACATGTCTCGTTTGTCTTCCCTGACTTTGGCAAGAACCGCCACCAAGTAATTGACAATCTCTTGAAGAAATAATGCTTATTCATGAATCAGCCAGCCGTGAGGCTCGCGACTTTGTTTATAGTAGTAGTAGTTAGTTTTTTTAGTTTTTTAGAAAGAATGTTTTTTGTTTTGGGGCTACGGCGGTAGCCCCTTTTTTTGTTTAGCAGCGGACTGACACGGACTAATACGGAAAGGTCTGCGAGCATCTGCTGTCGTCCGCTGCTATTATTATAAGTAAACCTATACATCATATTTTGAGGTTTTGTGATAGACAATTTTATTAACATCATCATAAAACTTTTAAGTATGGACAATTACAATTTATCTCAAACAGGGCCTGAAGTTCAGGAGATACTGAACGACATCCCCGTGCAAGCTGAGCAGAATGCCCAGAACATTCTGTTCATTGAGCGCGGGCTGGGCAAGTACGACAACACCCGCAGCGTGACGCTCCAGCAGGCTACGGCGGGCAAGTACGTCAACGTGAACGGACAAGAGGTGAGTGCAAGCGGTTACGGTATATCGGCTGAGGTACAACTGAATGCCGGCGACATCATGCTGGTGCCAAGTGCAAGTTCCGTGCCTGCCGACGTGA